ATTCAACCATTTTCTCTAAATCTGGAGACAGATTCGCAAGCATTCCCGCTTTTACTGCTCAGAAAGAAGGTGAGCCGCTTGGTAAGATCCGCCGTCAATGCACTAGCGAGTATAAAATTGTTCCAATTGAACGATTCATTCGTCGAGAGCTTCTTGGTCTAGCAAAGGGTCAGCGCATAAAAACCAAGCTGACTCAAATTTTTGGAATCAGCCTCGACGAAGCCGGACGAGCCACGCGCATCAAATCAAACTGTCCGCACTGGTCAGAACCAGAGTTTCCGCTTTGCGACAAGATGATGACTAGGGCCGACTGCGTGAAGTGGCTTGAAACTTTCGGAACACCTCACACGGTTCCAAGATCGGCTTGCGTGTTCTGCCCTTACAAGTCGAACCATGAGTGGTTGCTGCTGCGTGAAACAGACCCAGAAGGATGGGCGAGAGCGGTCGAAATAGACGACGCGCTTCGGGTTGAAGGAACCGTTTGCAATCGCGGAATGAAAGAGAAGCTATACATCCACAAGTCTTGCCGTCCCCTCAAGGAGGTTCACCTAACCGACAGCGAGCGCGGACAGTCAGCTTTTAGCTTTGAATGTGAAGGAGGATGCGCTCTATGACTCAAACCGACTACGTTAAGCACTCTGGCCTAACCAAAGGAAGAGTCTCGCAACTAACCGCAGCAGGAATGCCGTTGACCTCCCCAGAAGAAGCAGACGCTTGGAGAGGATCGCGCAAAGGGATCGGCGGTAGACTATCGACTCTCCAGCGAATGACTGCGATCCAGCAGCAACCTACACCAGAACTCGCAGGAGGCCCATACAGACCCCCCGAAGCGTCTGCCGCAATCAACGCTGCTCTTGCAACAGAAGACTCCCCGCAGGGAGCGTATGAGCGGCAAAAGAAGATCGAAAGAGCAGCCTACGATCTAGCGGTTGAAGCTCTCCAGTCTCGGTCCCTCGATGCTGGCAGGATGGTCTCGGTACACGCTACCGCAGCAAAGAATCTCATATCAAGCCGCGATGACGTACTGGCTCAGTCCGAGAAGGAGCGAACGCTGGTCTCCGGTGCATGGGTTAAGAAGGCAATGCAGGAACACGATGGAGCAGTGTCCCAACTGCTGAAGTCGATGCCAAAACAGTTATCCGGTCGCATTGCTCCGCATGATCCCGAACACGCCGAGCGCGAGTTAGAGCGTTGGGTCCAAGAAGTATGTCTCAAAACTCTGCATCAAACGGACCCGTGGAAATCTTAAATTGCCAGAAACCAGCCGGTATCGAATCGCTTCGCCAGAACCGAATCGCGATCAAAGCGATAGAGCGTCAGACCGGCTTGGAGTTCCTGTCGATATCAGACCAAGAGCCGTCCCGCATTGATGGTTTTATCTTTGATCCGTTTAAAGGAATCATAACTGGAATCTATGAGGTCAAGACTCGTAGCTATGGTCTCCACAAACTACAGACCACATTTGGAAACGAATGGATGATCTCTTGGTCTAAGATCCAAGCTGCTCTTGAGGTTACCAGACGCACAAAGCTCCCGTTCTACGGAGTGCTGCATCTGCTGGATGACAACATTGTTATGATGGTTGAGATCTTTAACCGCAATGCGTCTTGGGCTGCAAACCATAAGGTGGAAGACCGTCTGGTTAACGGAATAAAAGATCGCATGGCGTTAATCAATATGGCGACCGCTACGCAATATAAGATGAACCAACTCTTTTGATGACAGACCTAGAGCTAGAGATCCTAGAGTTCCGACGACAGTTATGGCGACCGACTCCACGGCAGTCTGTTGTCGAATGGGCTGAGAGCAATCTGACTTTAAGTCAACGACAGACCGAGCATCCCGGTCCCTTCTCCACGGCTGTAAGACCATATTGCCGAGAACCGTTGGAATCTTGGAAAGATCCTGCGGTCTCTGAGGTCACTCTGTGTTGGGGAAGTCAGACCAGTAAGACTACCACATTGATGGCTGGTCTCGCTTGGTCCATCGACGTAGAGCCGTCTCCTGCGTTGTGGTTGATGCCAAGCGAGAATCTGGCTCGCAGCTTTTCCAAGTCTCGCTGGCTCCCAATGCTGGAAGACTCACCGGCAATGATTGCGCGGTTTCCAACTGACAAAGACCAGATTACCAATCTTGAGCAGCAATTCGACCGCTGTACTCTGACGTTTGTCGGTTCCAACTCACCAGCAAATCTAGCGTCTCGTCCGGTAAGGATCTTGGTCGCAGATGAGGTGGATAAATTCGCTGATGCGACCGCAAAGGAAGCTGACGCTCTTGATCTAGCCGAGCAGAGACTCAAAGCGTTCAGTAGTTCCAAAGCGTTCTTTACCAGCACTCCCACAACCTCGGAGGGGAGAATCTGGCAGCGTTATCTGCGAGGGGACCAGCGGAGGTATTACATCCCTTGCCCATACTGCCGAGAGCATATCAAACTGGAGTGGCGACAAGTCACTTGGGAAAACGAGAAACTGGAAGACGGCAGGCCTGACTGGCAGCGCATCCGTACCACCGCTCATTACGTTTGCCAACTCTGTCAGGGAAAGATAAGCGACAGCCAAAAGGTTGCAGGGTTACGTCACGGCAAGTGGATCTCGGAGAATAAAGCCAGCCTCCCGAGCGTAAGGTCTTATCATCTGTCGTCTTTGTATTCCCCAGACCGCAAATGTACTTGGGGAAATCTTGCCGTCGCGTTCCTTGAAGCAAAATCCTCGATGATGGGATTGCAGGGATTCATCAACGGTATGTTAGCGGAACCGTGGGAAAATCAGGAGACCCAACAAGACCGAGTCGAGATTGTCTCTGATGCTGGCATCCCTGAAGCAAGACGATATCTCACCGCTGACGTACAAGCTGCGGCTCCGTTCTTGTGGTGGGTCTGCCGAGAATGGAGCAAAGGCAACTCTCGTCTCGTTGGAGCCGGTCACGCTGATGACTTTGCCGCTCTCCGTAGGATACAACTCCAATACAACGTCCATGACATGGATGTTGGGCTCGATTCCGGCTATAACACGCAAGCAGTCTACGACGCTTGTGCTGAGTTTTCGCAGAGCAGTGGAAGCCCAATAAACTATCCCTGCGGTCTGCGGTATCCACCAGAGGGAGGTCTTAGAAAGCCAATGCTGATTGGCTGGCTACCGATGAAGGGACGAGAGACCGGAGCTAGATTTACGTCTAAGACCGGCTCCATCCATCCATTTGGAATTACAACGTCAACCTCGATGCGTACTGACGCTGTACAACCGTTGTTGGTTTTCGATACCGAGCATATGCGTGAGGTACTCCAGCGGCTCCGTAAGGGGACCGAGACGCATCAATGGAGTGTTTGTAGCCTCCCTGCTCCGCTAGAAGCTGAAGGGGCTTTTGCGAGCGATTCTGATACCTATTGGAAGCATCTGGACAGCCATCTTCTCAAGCCGACGGCTAACCGCTCCGGTAGGATCAAACACTTGTGGTTCAAGCGAAACACTCGTTGGCCTGACCATTTGCACGATTGCGAGATCATGCAGCTTGCGATGGTTATGTTGTGGGGAGACCTAACTTCCAGTACTTCAGAAAATTCTAGTGGTTGACAAACTTCGCGGTCTGTTGATAGTCCGCGCAAGTGTTCACATACACAGTAGCAACTAAGCGGAGTTACTTGCGTACCACATACGCGAGCAAAGCCGCTTTAACGCTGCTTGAGGCTTTAACGGCAAAGCTAACTGTTTCCGCTAACTCGATGGAGAGCGGGAATGTGGTCCGCAGCACTTCTAGCTCTGACGTTTCCGTTGAGTTCGCTGAACCCGGCAAGGGTACAGCAGCACCAATTGAGATGCTCCAAATGTGGGAGTCTCTGCTAACGGATTACGATTACGCTGTAACGCTTCTTTCTGGTGATGGGATCCCGAGTCCCACCGATCTTCAGATCTACAACAAGATGCTGACCGCCGTTCTGGTTTCAACCACTCGGTATTATGGGGATTTCACGCAATTCCGCCGTGAAGCCACAACCCGAATGAGCTAATGGGATTTCTTCAAAACATAGCGAACAAGCTGTTTCCCGCTCCCGTTAACAAATACGAAGGAGCCGGTCAGTCGTTGCGTCGTTCGTATCTCGATACGTCTTACACTTCCGCGCGGTTTGATGTTACCAGTTCGACTCGTCAAGCCATCGTTCGCAAGTCTCGCTTTTTTGAGCAAAACAACGCTGTTCTAAATAGGCTTGGCGACTTGTTTGAGAGCTACACTGTCGGCTCCAGCTTCTCCGTTCAGCCAGCCTCCAGCGATTCCGCTTGGAATCTTAAAGCCAAGAAGTGGTTTGATGTCTGGAGCCGTTATCCTGATATCGGTTCTCGCCAGTCGTTCTCTACTCTGATGGGACAAGCCGCTCGCGGCTGGTTCTACGATGGTGAGTCGTTCTTGTTGTTGACCAAAGGAGAGACCGGCAAACCTCGGTTGCAGCTAATTGAGGCTCAATCCATTGCTACTCCGGCAGGGATGCAAGCAGATGAGACTGTCTTTGATGGCATCCGCTTTGATCCAAGAACCGGACGAGCCATATCCTATTTTATCGGAGCGGAAAAGACTCAGGGTAACCTGACTGATGTTCGCTCCATTCCTTCTGACTCGGTTGTCCATATCTACGAGCCGAATCGTCCCGGTCAACTCCGAGGTCTTCCTTTTGTGTCGGCGGTTATCAACGATCTGCACGATCTAGATGATCTGCAAAAGCTGGAGATGGAAGCTTGCAAGCTTGGCGCGTCTGTCGCTCAGATTGTTAAGACTGACGCTGGCGAAGTCCAAGCCAGCAACCTCCGCGCTGGTACTGCTGGAGCGAGCGTAAACACCGCCGAGAATTACTACGAACAGGTCTTTGGATCTGGCGTTAAGGTAATGAAAAACGGTGACAGTTTCGAGCAGTTCGCGACCGAGCGTCCCGGTGTAAATATGCGGGAGTACTGGCGACAATTGACCGAAAAGGTCTGCGCTGGCGTTGGTATCCCTTACGTTCTGGTTTACCCAGAGTCAATGCAGGGAACTGTCTATCGCGGTGCGCTAGATATGTCGTCTGTATGGTTCCGGTCTCGCCATCAGGTCATGGCATCAGCGGCTCGTCGTATTTACGAGTACGCGATGGAGTACGCGATCAAGAATGATCCTACGCTTAACGATGCTCCCTCGGATTGGTACGAAGTATCAATCACCGCTCCACGCTCCCCGAATGTTGATGTTGGCCGTAACTCTGCGGCTCAATTGGCAGAGCTAGAGGCTGGCGTTGTTACCTTTGATGAGGTCTACGGAGCGCGTGGTCTCGACTGGCGTTCGGCTTTAGAGTCAAAAGCCCAACAAGCTTTGTTTGTACGTCAACTCGCTGCAAAGTATGGCGTTGATGTATCTGAGATTTCGGTGATTCAGAAAGAGCGTCCCGCAACTAGTGTTGCACCGGCTATTGACATTCCAGATGATCCTTCTGAATCTCCTTCCCCAGTCGCTCCGTCAGAAGGTGGGTCGCAACCTGTTGTTGTAGAGCAGGACGAGATTACCGCTACCGTAAAAAAGACTCGGAAACCAAAAGCCAAGAAAACAGAATGAGTTTCACCAAGAAATCTGATTGGCTTTACTTTGCTCCAGCAAACGCTGCCGGTGATCCTGCTACCGTTCAGATCTTTGACCAGATTGGCGAAGACTGGTACGGCGGTTCCGGTCTATCTGCAAAACAGTTTTCCGATGTTCTTAACGAGATTGGCAATGGTCCGCTGCTCGTAGAGATCAACTCTCCCGGCGGTAATGTCTGGGATGGTCTCAGCATTTACAATCAGTTGCGCGGTCGCAAAGCTCCGGTGACCACTCGGGTTGTGGGAATTGCTGCTTCCATTGCGTCAATTATCGCTCTTGCCGGTGATCGCGTCGAGATGGCTGACGCTGCTCTGATGATGATCCACGATCCATCAGGGATGGCTTCTGGTACTTCCGAAGATATGCGGAAGATGGCTGAGGCTCTTGATCAACACGCCGAGGTTTTGGTTGGAGTGTACAATAAGAAGACCGGACGCTCCGCTGAGTCTATCCGCGCTGCAATGAAAGCGGAAACTTGGTTTACCACCGCTGAGGCTCTGGCTTTTGGCTTGGTGGACAAACCCATCAAGCAGTTGGCAATGGCCGCTAAATGGCATCCTCGCGCTGTCACAAAGACTGCTCCTGAGACGGTCAAGAACAACCTCCGTCGAGGTCTTGAGCAATACGAGGAAGGTCTTGCTGGTGATGGTTTAGAGCCAGCAACTGTTACCGATGCTAAATCGCTGGTTGCAGGAGAGGCTCCTACCCAAAACAAGATCCGCAAAGCTAACGCTTGGTGGGGACGCAACGACCGATTCTTGGAAGCAGAACCTAATACTCCTGCGGATGTAGCGGCAAACCTCTGGGGAGGTGCTGCTGGCCGCGATTGGTTCTCCGCACTCTTTGCTCAACTAGAAGAGCCGTCTGATACCAATACAGACAAAACACTTTCGACTGATGGCGAAAAAACCATCAACGATTCTGGCGTGGACTCCACGCCGCAACCAACACAAACCACCGACACAAATATGTCCGATACTGCTACTACTGTGACGGCTGCGGCTGCTCCTGCCGCTCCCGTTGATCTCGCTACCATTATGGCTAAGCTTTCCGCTTTGGAGGCTTCCATTAAGTCCCCTACCGCCGCTCCTGCTCCCGATCCGGTTCGTCCCGTGATCGTGAACTTGGGTAACCCGCTGCTGGAGAAGCATAAGTCTCTCCGCGCTGGTGCAGAGCGTAAGAGTTTCCTCATTGAGAATCATGGTGAGTTGCTGCGTCAGTCCGCGATGATCGCTCCCCAGAATGCAAACACCTTCGCGGCTGGCTTGGTTGTCGATTATCTCGCTGATGCCGTCATCACTGTTGCGACTACCAAACTGGCGATGATCGCTGGCTTTACGCGCAACGTTGGCTTGGATAACTTGCGTCCCCGCGCTACCGTTCAGGTCAAGAAGTTCACGACTGGCGATGCGACTGTTGATAACGCTACCAACTTTGAAGATGGTGCTGCTAACCAGTCCACGCTGGCTGCTACCTCGGTGACTGTTAATCAGATCACCAAGAGTTTTACCGTCACTCAGCAGGAGTTGAATCAGGGTTTTGCTATCAGTGACTTGGCTCAGGGTTCCGCTGAGATCTTCGCTCTTGGTATCTCCAAGAAGGTCACGGCTCAGATGACTTCCGCGCTGTTTGGTGCTGGTACTGTCATTGGTACTGCTGCCAACTTCGATAGCTCAGACCTCCCCGCGATCTTGGCTCTTGCCAAGAATTACCGACAGAAGCTGCTGCTGCTGGACGGTGGACATCTGGCTCGCTTGATGTTCTCCGGTCAGTTGACTGCTGCCGCTGGAACTAATCCGTTCCCTGACTCGCGTTATGGTCCGTTGAATAACGGATATTTCGGATTTGCGAATATCTTGGAGCAGAACGATTATACTGGTGCCATCGCTAACACTGCTGGCTTCGTTTGCGGTCAGGACGCTATTGCGATTGCGAGCGGCTTGCCGGTTGGAATGATCGCTGGCGAGTTCGTTGAGCAGCGCACTGTTGAGCTGAGCAATGGTCTGTCTGTGTTGCTCTCTGTGTGGTATTCCCGCTCTACTCGCGCTCATATGGCATCGTATGATATCATGTTTGGTGCGGCTGCTGCGGATACTACGCAAGCTGAGGTTCTGATCACCGCTTAATCCTTTAGGATATGCGTATTGCAACAACCATAGCAGTGGACAAGACCGGCAAAACTAAATTGCTGGCTGGTCCCGAAATTGATGCGACTCTCCAACGCACTAATTTCAACACTGTTTCTGTTCCTGAAGGAGGCAAGCTCATCTTGTGGGTACAAGGAGCCTTAGCACCGAAGATTCGTAAGGGTTAACAAACCAAAACTGGGGAGGCTGTTGGACACGCTGACAGCCTCCCCTTTAACCGAAAAACAATTTTATGGCCGTCCAAGCAGACATTTCGACTGAGTACAGCATGGGCCGAGAAGGCTTCGCGCTAGTGACTAGCACCGCCGCTCAGACCGGCAACTGGTCTGGCTTGATTCCTACCGAGCCGACGGTGTTTACGTCCATCACCGGCTACCAGATCTCCGGCACTTGGACATCCAAGACGATCCCTGCTGGCCTACCGCTGGTGGGTAACATCACTGGATTCCAGATCTCCAGCGGTAGCGTTGTGGCTTTCCTCGCTCGAGCCTAATGATCTCAATCGGCATAGCACTCAATCGGTTGTTTGCCGGTCAAGCCGGTGGCACTGATGCGCCTGTGCTGCGTCGAGATGTTCTGCGGGAAGACGAGGGCTTCCTGTGGCAGGAAGATGGAACCTCAAAGATTGTTATTACACTTGGCACTTTCGACTCTCTGTTGCGTGAAGACGCTGGTTTTCTGCAACAGGAAGACCTTTTCAAACTCGCAATCCAATCCAACTGACCTATGGCAGACTCAAAGATTACAGCACTTGGCAATCTAACGGCAGCCGATCCGGTGAACGACATGTTTCCGATCGTCGATGTCAATGACTTCACAATGGCCGCATCTGGTACGACTAAACGCATTAGCGTCAACAATCTGCTCTCATCCTCGCCAACCGCGAGTGGAGCATTGACTGTCACCGGCAAGGTAACCGCCAACACCAACATCGAGATTACTCGCGGCCTTCTCAACGACGGCACCAGCACAGGCGTTGGAGCAACGGCGTTGGCCGCTACGACTGCCGGTGCGACTGGAAATACCGCGCTTGGTTATCAGGCGATGTATCGTTCGACGACTGGCGCGAACAACGTGGCTGTTGGAATTAATTCGTTGAGCGCGGCGACGATGACTGGTAGCGGAAATGTTGCAATCGGGCAACTTGCCGCAAGCGCACTGACAACTGGTTCGTCGAACGTATTCATTGGAGATACTGTTGCATTCAACAGTGCCATTACCGCTAGTGACTGCATTGCGATTGGACAGAACTCCATGCGGTCGGCTAGTGCGATTTCTGGTTCTAACAACATCGGCATTGGAAAGGATACATTCCGTAATCTGACATCTGGCATTAATAACGTAGCAATCGGACAGAATACTAACAATCTACTCACATCGGCACAAGGAAACGTCTCAATCGGTCTTAATGCTGGACAAAATAACCTTGTAGGAAACTACACGGTAGCGATTGGTCAAGGTGCTCTTCTCAAAAACGGCGCTGATAGCAATGTTGCTGTCGGTGCTGTTGCGCTGACTGAAAACACCACCGGTGGAAACAACGTCGCTGTCGGGCGGAATGCTTT